TTATGTTTGTCAATGCTTTAAATGGTGTTTAGGAAGGTCTAAGTAATAATGTTTTTATTCTGGAAATGATTCTAATTGTTCTATCATGTGATCCACATCTTCTTTTGTGGGAAATCTGCCCATATCTTCTTTGGAGAGGAACAGTTCTCCATTGCGAAATATATCAAATTGACCCTTTTCGCCTCCTTCTATTTCGCATGTATCCATGATATTACTATTAATGTGAGCAGACAAACTTGCCGCTTGAGGATAGTAGTGTCAAGATGTACAGTATTTTATATTGAACATACCTTTTTCTCCTATCATGGTAATCTGCTTTCTTTGTAGTGAAAAAATGATTCACTATTAAATGACTTATCACAAATGTACATATCAAAATGTGGCTTTGTTCCCACCACCAAATGGTGATACTTACATCCCCATTCATCTAATTGATTACGAGTGAGTTCTGTAAAGTCATCCCCCGATACACATCCTCTTGCAGTCCAATATGTAATGATATGTCCCTTATCATATAAATCATTAATAACATCTATTCTAGCATAATGTGGTGTAGCTTTACTATATTGTGAAGCCTCATCAATCTTATGTTGAAATGGAGTATCACATATTGTTCCGTCAATATCAACATATATTATTTTTTTCGATTTCATCCTCAATTAACTTCATCTAGATATTTCAAATCATTTTTTGCTTCTTCAAGTTGTTCATATATCACTTTTAGAGCTTCTTTCTGTGCGACAGCATGATCTTCGATAACTTTTTCAAATGTTGTTATTCTGTCTATTACTTGTTGTCTAACTTTTGGATACATATTTTTTGGCAACCTCTCATATTTATTTTCCAGACTCATTTACCAGCTCCTTTTGGTTTTTATTACTAATTTCTTGCCTTCTTTTAGACAAATTATATAAAGCTACAGATATTTCTCGTAAACTCTTATCACCCATATATTCTAGATAATTAAGAATTCTCATTTTCCTTGTATCATTATCAAGTTCCATCCGACCATACTCCTTTGGGGTTATTTTTGGTTTTATATCTTTCCATTATTAACTTCCTTGCTGAAGGATTGTCTTCATTCCACATTTTGGCCCTAGCTATACACAATTTTTTATTTTTCTCATACCACTCTTTCTGATTTTTCTTTTTCTTTTTACTATTCTTTTGTTGTTCTAAAACTGCTTCTTTATTTCTATGATACCACTCTCTCTTTTGTCTCTTTCTTTGAGTATTTTGATTCATAATTTCAAAGAGTTGATGAAAGTTGTCCTTATGCAAGAAGCTCTCTCCAGCCGTATTTACATATCCAATAAGAATCTACAATATCAGTTGTAGGATTTGTCAGTTTAGTTGATTTTGGTCTAAGGGTCTTCTGAAGGTCTACTGGTACAACACACTCTTTAGAAAATGCGTCATACATTAAATCTTTATTCGCATTACCCTTACCTGTGGCATATTTTTTAATAACTGAGGGGGGTATAGATGTAAAAGCTTGTTTTACTTTATACATTTTATGTTTGAGTAGTCCAGAATTTTCTGCAACAGAACGAACATAAGATTTACCAGAAGTAGCAAAGGCATATCCTTCTATGAATACTTGACATCCACTAATTATACTCATAGCCCAATCTGAAAGTAGATCATGTCTTTGTTCCTCTGTTTCCCATTCTGGATATTCATGTGCACACAAATTTAAAATTTCATGTGGGGCGGCCCGTTTGAGTCGCTGTGGAGTTTCCAAATAATGTATAGTACACATATTAAAGTTAAACTGTCTATTATCATCTGTCTCTTTCCATACGCATATTGCCGGTGATGTTAGTGAATAATCAATCCCAGCCAGTCTCTTCATCATGTATAATACTCTCTGCAGGTTCTTCAATCAAATTACTGCAGAAAGGACAACATTCAATAGCCTGTTTAGGCATATCATCTTTCATTTTATATTTAATGACATATTCCTCATCGCAGTAATCGCACAATATCTCATAAAGTATATAGTCATCTTCATTTATCTTAATATCTATAGGCATCAATTCCCTTATTATAATTTAAATAGACTGTTCTAAAGTTAGTGGGGTTTTACTTTGGTCATCTTTCATTTTACGTTGTACTTCTTTTGAACACATAAATGAAAGATCGTAGATGTATTTACTAATATGAGGTGTGAGCACCATATTATCCCCAATCTCTTTCAAAAATTGTTCATACTCATAGTCTTTTTCAAAACCATCTACAGTACATTTGACTACTTCAAATACTTGTCTTGGTGTCAACATTCGTTGTACATTGGGATTCATAGCCATACTGAGGAAATATTTTGCATACCAATATTCCTTCTCTACATGGGGCCAAGGTTTGAGTTTTTTTGTTTCCGTTATTTCAGTTTTGATTTCCTTTTCTGGTTGTGTTGGCCCAAAATTTATTGTACACCCTACGAATAATATAGTAACTATAATTATGATGATTGAATTTTTCATCTAGTCCTTGCTAAATTATTTCACAACCTCCTGCCGTACATGCCAACTCTTGACTTGCTATGGTGCAGTCTTGTGATTCGTATTTTGATAGCTCTGCCCAATCCACATTTTTAGGCATCGTCTTTAAGGCTTCTTTATACTCTTCCTCTGTACAATCTTGATATGGTGCCTGACGATATACATGCTCACTAAATGGAAGAAATGATATACCACTAATAGAATCAAAATGTTCGTACACCCAAGCTGCTACGTCAACCCACTCATCTTCCTTTACGGAAATTGTAACAGATGGTTTATGTTCACACCAACTTGTGGCGTATGTTTTCCAAAGTTCTAATTGTTCCAATGCAGACATATCCATACGACAAACTGCTCCTTTTGGAGTTTTCATTGGAAACGAAAAGACTGTCGTATGTTCTGGTTTTGTTATATCTACCTCATTTGGAAATCCCATATCTTGCATGAGTTTACAAAGAGGGTCTTTATTGTCTGCTCTTACAGTCCTAATATAGAAAGGATTATGACGGGCATGAATACCAGAAGCGGAATCAACCAGCTGAGATACAGTACCACTTGGTTTAACGCACGTAATTGCTGCACTAACTGGAATTCCAAGCTTGTCTGCCCATTCTTTATTTGTTTCATAAGCGATATCTCTCAATTCTTCAAGTAGTTTATCTAATCCTTTTTTAGATCCATTTGTAAGAGGATTATCCATTATTCCTGTGAGGGATACTCCCAATAATCGTTCTTCATCACAGTTCTTTTTCCACTCTCTTGAAAGATATTTGAATTCAGTAAGGGTTGATTGAAATGTTCCAAGGATAGCCGCAGTTCTAACTTTTTCTTTGAGAGATTCGCGAGTGTCTTCTCGTCTGACAACGCACTCCGAAAGGTTACAGAATTCTCGTGACCGTAAAATGATCTCGCTGCAAGGATTTGTGCCAAAGTCCTCTCTGATAGCTCGTCTAGTAATAAATTTTCCATCTTCATCTTTATATCTTTCATTTAATTGTTCAACTGTTTTTTTGGCTGACATGCCATTATATATTCCACGTTCTCCCGACTTTGAGTCATATAAGGATAACCACTCTCGCATAAAAGTACCAACATCTGGTTTTTCTTTATAGTTAACCGAGTTGTTTGCAAGCGCTCTTTGGACATTGTGTGTATACCACTCACCATGCTTGGCGAAACGCATCTCACGATCATTAAGGTTAGACAAGCTAATGAGAGCGCTCCTACGAACGCCCCCCACAACCACGATTTCTGCTGTCTTGCATACGATGTCATGACATTCTACTGGATGTAGTTTTCTAACTAAAGAGTTCTTAAAAGTATTTATTGTAAATTTAAACAAATCTACTAGTGGTGCTGGGCCTGATGCCCGTCCACCAAAGGTCTTGAGGGGTGCACCGGCTTCTCTTACCTTTGACACATCCCACTTTGGAATATGACCACCATACAATAATGGTACTAATTCTTTAAATGCCTTAGCCCATCCCAACTTTGAATCTGAAACAACAATTACTGTATCAGTATCATATAGTTCTTCTGGAACTAATGGTAATTGATTAGTGTATTCTTGTTCTACAGAAAACCCCACACCTGTTCCATTCATCAACACATACAGGATTTCATCAAACGATCTTGAACTATCTACCTTAATATAAGAACAATTATATCCTGCTACATTTTCTTTCTTGAGTGCAGGGCCAGCGGTCATAAGACATCTCATTGAAGGCATCACATTTAATTCTTTGACTGCATTTTCTAGTTCGACTCGTTCTCCGTTCTCTAACTTGTAATCATTTTTTTCTTCCAACCACTCCGTAAAAAAGTTAAAATATCTACCAACTGTTTCATCCCACGTTTCCCTTCTTCCCAAATCGTAATCCCATCTAGCGTATCTGGATAGGTGGATGTATTCTTGATAAATGGTTGGTAGTCTCATTCTGATTCTCCTGTCTTTAATTTTTCTAAAAATTCTGTTGATTCTCGTTCTGACAATCCATAATCATTCATAGTCCAACTACCATTTAGATTGTCCTTTATTACTTCCATTTCCTTTC